TTTCTGTATGGTTTTCCAAACAATACAAATGAAATAGCATCAAGAAAGGTTGTCTTTCCTGCACCATTTTCACCACTGATTAGGGTGGATTTGTTTTTTGTAAGATTTAATTCTGTGAAACTATTTCCAGTTGAAAGGAAATTCTTCCAACGAATCTTAGTAAATGTAATCATAATTAATGCTTGTGCTTCTTAGCACCACCAAGAGTCTTTCTTCTACGCAAAGAAATTCTTCTCTTTCTTAATGCACGACCTCTTTTACTCTTTGATTTTCTAGCAGCCCGTCTGGCGCGCCGACGCATTTTTGCCAACTCGGAACTCTTTCTACGAGCGCAACGTCTTCCTATTTTCTTTTCACCGGGCTTGCATCTAAAGATAACTTTTCTTTTTCCGTTTCTGACTACAATTTTACGCTGTGCAACGCCTTCGTCAAGCAAAATATCCAAAGAAGAATCCATAAATTCTTCAAGTAACTCGTCAACCGGATCGTATATTAAAAAATTATTACACAATAAATCAAAATCAAAATGGTTTTCTTCCAAAAACAATTCAACCATTTTGGTTTCTTCTTCTGTATCTACTGTAATTATATTTTCTACTATTGTAATCATGTTTGTACAGTATTTATGCTGCTCACACCTTCCGTATACCAAGATGGTGCATTTCCTGTTTTCCATTTTGCAAATCTAGACTTTTCGTGAATGTAATAATCACGATATGCCCGAACCGCATCAGAATTTTTGTATTGATCCGGCATCGCTTGAGCAAATGGTGGCATTGTATTATTTGGTATATTTTTCGGACAATGTGCCAAACTATATTGAATCATATTGTCATAACAATGAATTTTGTTATACCGTGCTTGATACACTTTTAACATTTCGTGAGTATGTTCCCACAACCAGTAATATGATTCTGCGCTTGCGCGAGTCCATATGGTGCATGGGTGGTTTATCATAGTGCAACGCAAAAAAGTAAATCCTGGCTTATTTACTTCCCATGTCTTAAACTTTCTTCCGTTCTTTGTGGTTCTTGTAATCTCATTACCATCCAAAACATGATGGGCAGTAGACATCAATTGACAAGATTCTAGAATCATTTTAACTACATGCTTATCGCACATCATTTGCGCGGCGATTCGTGGATTGTTATCTAATACAAAAATATTCATGTTTCTTGTGAAGAAAGGCTCTCTAAATAAAGTTCATGAATAATCTTCTTAAGTTTTTCTTTATTCTGAACTTCTTGCATCCCATCAATTTCATTATTGATGATGGATACCGTATCCAATGATGCATCAACTTTATCAACCGAAAGTATATCATTGTTTTGCTCTTCCGCAACCGTTAAGTTTGCTACTTGAGCACCATAAAGACTATCCATAAATCTATCAAAAATGTATGGTTTAGTTTTTGTTTCTACAATAATTTTTACAAACTTGTTCTTATATTCTGTAAAATCAATTTTCATAGGATCTTCGTCTTTATCATTATAACGAAGAACATAGAACATTCGGTTTTTATTTGGGATGAATTCCATAACGCGGGTATCTGTGTCAAACACATGAAAACCTTTGCGTTCATTAACATCACCAAATGTTATTTGGTAAGGTGTGCCAAGATATGAGATATTCTTATCTGTTTGCTTACAATGGAAGTGTCCCGAATAAACGTGTTCAAACTTGGAGAACAAAGATGGATCGGTTCCTTCTTCGTGCTTTACCCCACGGAGAACTTGATATCCCACAAATTCAAAATGACCAAGAACAAAATCAGCAGAGGTATTTTTAATGAACTCTAAAGATTGTTCACTGTTTGCTTTATTTAACCACGGAACAAATACAAAATCAACTCCACTAAAGTTTACCTTTGCTGGTAAAAAATCGTATATCTTGAAGTCTCCGTCAAACAATTCTCGAAGAGAGTTAACATCATTAGTATTTCTAAAATAGGTATCATGATTGCCCGCAATACAATGCATTTCGTAGTTGCCATTTTTTAATTTGTCTATAAACCTCTTGCGAACTTGATTTAGTGTATGAAAATTAACAAACTTGCGGCGATCCATTAGATCACCCAAGTGAATTATTGTCTTAATATTGTGTTCTTCCAAATACGGGAAGAATTGATTTTCAAAAAAGTCTAAAAAGTGATCTAAAAATAATGGAGCATCATTTCTAGCACCAAAATGAGTATCAGCCAAAAATGCTATTTTCATTCATCCTCCATTATTAGACTCTTGCGATTTTTCTTTTTATTCTTTGGCTTTTTGGGTGTCTCTTCATCTAATGTTTTTAAATAATTTTCTTCATCTTCACTTATACCCATATGCTTTAAGTATTCAGATAAATCACCTTTTGTATCCAAAGACTTTAGGTATTTGTATTTAATTAATGTTTGTTTCTTCTCTTTTTGAATTCTACGCAAGAACGCATAGTAAATTATTTGGGTAAAGTAAGAAAAGGGATTATTCGATTTGGTGGGATCAAAGTTTGAGCAATACATCAAACAATTTTCAACCCCATCACCAATCATATCGTCTTTAAATGGATAATTCATAAAGTTTGGTTTCTTTGCCAAATTTTCAGCAATTTCCATAAAACATTGACCAATATACGGAGTTACTGGTGGTATGGGATCTCCAACCTCTTTTGATTCGTTTACTTTTGTTTTCCATTCAACCATTTCATCAAAAAACATTTTATTGTTGATGTAATGTGATTTCTTTTGAATTTCTTCAATTACTTCTTCAGGAAGAGGCTCTTCTATAACTTCTTCTTGCTTCTTCTTTTTCTTTTTGTTCTTTTTCATAATGTTCTCCGCTTGTGAGTATGATACTACAACGCTCGCATAAAGCAAGCGATTTCCTATATTTTTGTCTTGACAGATTTGCGAAACCCCTTATAATTCTCAGTGCCGGTGGATACCGGGCCCTGCAATATATTACTTGAGGTAGTCTTGGGGATCGGAAGACCAATCGTCTAAATTATTCCCAAAACCCTGATCTTCTGATAAGTCATCTATCATTTCTTCATCAGACATCTCTTCGGGTAATTCATTATCTGAAAAGTCCGGTCCAATTAAATCTATACCCTGCGCCTCTAAAAATTCAATCAATTGTTTAGCAACATCCATTGGTAAATTTAAATTAAAATTTGCCATATTATTTGGAATGTTTTTGGGAGTGGGTGGAATTAAACCGGGCATTCCAGGCAGCATTGGCATTATGTTTGGATTTACTGGAGGCAAACTTTTATCCTTTGATTTTAAAAGTTTGTATATCTCCGGAGCGTCTTGTTTTATCTTTTCCATCTCATAACAATTTAATAATAGAACATCGGGTTTCCATGATGTCATAATAGAGTTTAATGGTACTTCTATATCAGTATCGGCTGAATACTCTGCCCAATTCTTTAATAAAAGAACTTCGGTAGAATTCATATTCTCATCCATCATCATTACTGTCTTAAATGCCATAGGTCTATGGAGAAATATTGATTTTTCGGAAGTAGAACTTATTTCCGTAATAACGCTATCACCGTTTGTTAGTTTTAGCACTTTATACTCTGAATCCATATTTACTCCTCTATCGATATTACTATTTTACGAAAATCAAACTTTTCGTGTTCATATATTTTAAGTCTTTCACCAAAATGTCTAAGCGTGTGATTTTGATGAGACTTCCAAGACAAATCATCCGCTATATCATACAACTTTGCTTTTTCTTTAAATTCCGATTTTCTAAGTTGTCTTCCAATACTTTGTAACACCCGTATTCTACTCTTAGATGGAGATGAGAATACAATATTATGTAGTCGTTTAATGGATATACCTGTACTGAATGTACCGTATGATGCTACAATAATGGCGTTTTCTTCCTTCTCTACAATTTTTCTTATCATTTCTCTGTCATCTGCTTCAGTACCACCATGCACAAAGAATACTTTTTTATTGTTCATCTTTTGTAAAATGTCGTACAATACCTTTCCATGTTTTTCTACAAACTGAAATAGTATTAGAGTATTTCCCTTTAAACTTTCTGCCAGATTACAAATGAATTCGTTTCGTTTTTGATTTTGCACCAACCAGTCAATTTCTTCTGCGTATTTGAATTTCTTACAACTTTGTTTTACTTCTGGTGGATAATTTAAAACAATACAATCAATATTTAATTTGGATAATAATTCCTTATCCATCAACTCTTTTGTACTGGTGACTTTGTGGACTCTTCCAAACAGTCCTTCTATTACTAGTTTATGGGTGAATGTTCCATCCAAAGTACCAGTTGTACCGATGCGATAAGGACAACCTGTAAGTTTGGTCATTATCGCTGTTAGTGATTTTGATTTAAACAAATGGCATTCATCACCTATTACTACTTCGAATTCATCAAAGTAAGTTTTTGACATCTTATAAATGCTTTGCCAAGTTGAGATTACTATTTGCTTGTCTGTTTCTTTTTCCTCTCCACCATGTATCTTGTGGCAATACTTCCGCAGTTTCCATTCGGATGTTTTTGAATATTCAAAGAAATCCGAATACATTTGTGTAACTAATGAAATAGTTGGAACAATGATTAGTATTTTCTTTTTAGGATTGATTCTATCAAGATAGTATCTTACCAAAGTATAAATGATAAGACTCTTTCCGGAACCAGTTGGAGAAAGCAAAAGACATCTATCATTGTTAATTGCATGACAGATGCCTTCTACTTGGTGATCGTGAAGATTGAATGGGATATTTAAAAGTTTTGCAAACTTTACGACTTCATCAGGAGTAATCGAATTTTTCTTTGGAGTTTCGCGTCTCTCAATGTTATACGATCTATCTTTTGCAAATTGGATGACATAATCTTCCAATCCGGCATAGATTTCTTGCTTATAGATGTTGTACAGTTTGATCTGCCCATCCCACATTTTATTCCTAAACGCAGGCATGAATTTATGACCAGGTACTTTGAACGTGAAAAAATCGGAAAGTTCTTTAGCATATCCTTTTTCACACTTTACCTTGATATAAACAGAATCAACTGGTTCAATTATTAAATCACTCATGTCCTATTATTTAGGACAATTATGATTCTCCATTTATGAACTTACGCCAAGTAATGGCGTCTCGTATGTGGTATTGACGATTAGAAATCATTTTGATAATTGATTCTAAGTAGTTTACTTTTTCTTCTTGTACAAATACTCTATCTCTTTTTTGATTTAGATCTGCATCAGATTCCATGTACAATTCAACATCTTGTTTGAGAATACGCAACTGAAATGGCTCCCAGTTCAGTTCTTTTAATTGTTCTTCTGACATTTTGCCAGTATAGTATTCCCACTTTAATTTTAAAAGTTGTCCCAGTTCATTTTTCCATTTGCGTAGTACAAGTTTCTCATCGTACAGCATATTTAAATATTTACCATGTAACTGGGGAATGCGTAGAGACTCCGTATCCAGTTCAGATTCATTGAACTTCAAATCAACATCCGCCATCTTTTTAATATCATCAAATAGCATAAAATCTCCTATTGGGAGTATATCACACATCAAGTAAAAAGCAATTAAATGTTCTGTCTGAGGGTTTCTACTGTAAACCCGCTGTATGCAAATGTTACTCCAGCAATCGCAGGATTAATATCACTAACAGTACTGTCTAGATCTAATCCAGATATTGCCAAAGGAAAACAATCTCTATATGTGAAATGCAATAAACCTAAAGACTTACTGTTCATCACTATTATTGAAATATCAGAAAATCTTTGTGTTTCTTGAACTTGATTATTGAATGTATCGATTGGAGTTATCGTTCTCAACCAATTATACAATTCCAGCCAATTAGACATATCTTCATTTACAATGAATTTAACATTTAAATCATCATGCGTTACCTTGCCTGGAGTCCTCTTTATATCGGTGGCAAAGGGACTAGGCTGCGATATAGGACTAGATTGGATACCGGGTAGGTTGATTGACTGACAGAAATAAACTATATGAGGAGTTCTATGCAATACCATTTTATATTCGTTCAACTGCATTGGGTTGATCGACTTTGGCTGTCTTTGTATTGCGTTTGTAATTAGATTGCTCATAATAGTATCTATAAAAGAATAAAGGGTTCCTTTCGGAACCCTCTACTCGTTGGTTTACGCGCTAATATTAGTTAGCGGTTGTTGGGTTGTATGTGGCGTCGTTACCGTGTAGGTTATCTACGCGGAAGATGCGGTAGTATTGATTACGTCTACGTGTCAATGTTTCAGCGTCTGGGAGACTGCTTGCATTGAGAACGTATGGGTTACTTACCATACCATAACGGGTCTTGAAACCAATCTTTGGTTGGAATGTACCTGTATCAACGGCTCTTACCATTTGCAATGGAACGTATGGGCAGTAGAAGAGACCAGCGTCGTATGGACTTGTTCCCTTATATCCTACGCATACGAAATTGATTGGTGAGAAGGTTTCTGTGTGGGTTGGCATTGAATATGGATCAATGTAAACCTTGATACGTCCACCGTGGAGTGTACCAGCGAAGGTGTTGCCATTAACGTCTGTGTTAAGAGCACCACTGAAGGCTGGAGAGAAGTCGAGCAAACCACTCATACTGAGGGCAGCAGCAACGTCTGGACTTGTGATGATAAAGTTACCCTTACCACGACGAGTCTCAGCACCTACTACGTTGCACTCGCGCTCGATTTGGAAGGTCAAACCACGGAACTTTTCAGCACTCCAACGACCATCGGAGTCGAGTTCGAGGTTATATGTACCACCACCTGCGGCACCATTCAAACCACCACCTGAAGCCTTACCGGCGAGGTCGGCTTGTTGGCAACCCAACTTAGCGACATCATAGATTTGACGAACCAACTCGCGGTTGATTTCAAACATGATTTCGGTTGAGAGGATGTTAGCCAACTCTGTCTCAGCGTCAAGTCCGTGAACGGCCTTGAGGTCTTGAGCGAGTTCTGTTGTGTACTCTGCCTTGAGGGCGCGAGTCTTGGCTGTAACGGCTGTCTTTTCGATTGTGAAAGACATTTCGTTAAAGTTATTTGTACCATCTCCGAGTTTTTCACCCTTAGATGTGGCAAATCCACGACCGGCTTCGAAGCGTCCATCGGTTGAACCGGCGTCATCTTGGAAGATATCTCCCATGTCACCAGCAGCACCAGTTTCACCGGACCAACTTGTGTTGGCTTCCTTGAACAGTGCTTCACTGGCATTACCAGCGCGGGCACCAATTGTTCCTGTACCAGCGTTTTGATACTTTGTCTTCATTGCGAAGATCAAGCCGGTTGGGCCGTTCATTGGTTGAACACCAGCGATGTCGTAAGCCATCAAATTTGGCATAGCGCGACGAACCAAACTGATCATGATTGGATCGAATGAATCGATACCAGTACCAGTTGTTGAGGTTGCACCGGCTTCAAACCCACCAATGTTACCGAGTCCTGTACCGGCAATACCTTGGTATGATTCGCGGAGTGCGCGCTCTTGGTTCTCCAAGAGGATTGTTGTTACAGTCTTTTTATAACTGTCCTTGATTTCTGGCAATGCCTTGTGCTCAAGGATTGGTTGCCACTTCTTGCGGGCAGATTCTGTGATCATTTGACGATTAGGGTCCATTTTTCTTTGCTCCTTTAAACCTTTTTGTCTGAGTTTATTTATAATTTCTCAATTTTTGAATTAAGATTTTAGTGTTCTGTTAATTGTGTTTGAATAAAGTTCCATGAGTGGAGAGAGTGTTTCTTGCTCTGGCTCATCTTCAGTTGCTTGTTCCAAAAGTGTAATTTGTTCATTTACCTTTTGAACATTCTTTGGTGCAACCTTTTTGGCTCCAGAAACAACACCTTCAACCAAGGTCTTTACTTTACTGCGGAAATCTTCTTCTCCAGAGTATTCGAGATTTTCTGCAATCTCTCTTGCTTTTTCTGCTTGAAGAACAGTCAATCCTCTTGTTTCTTCAGCAAATACTCTTTGAGCGGTTAGTAAACTAATTTCTTGATTGAGAACTACGTTCTTTTCAATCTCTTCGTTTATTCTACCTTCAAGAGTTTCGACTGCTTCTGAAAGTTCAGCAAACAAATCTACTTT